GTTTAAAGCTTCTATTTCTAACTCTATAATTTCTAGCTCATCAACCGCTTCTTTTTCAGCATTTAATTCATAATAAACGTCGTCTTTCCAAGGGTGGTATAATGATAAAAGTTTTTGAAGAGTAACTTTGTTTTTAGGTACTGTTAAAGCACCATCCTCAAAAGTTATATGCTCTAATCTTTGATCGCCTTTCATTTCATCTACAAATACCGTTTTTTGGTTTTTTGTATATTTAAGTTCCCTCTCTTGCTTTTGCTCTTCATCAAACCAAAAAATATTTCTTGATTTTAACATAAAAGTTAAAGGAGACTGTCCTATTAAAATGTAAGTTCTATCTTTTACTTCCCATGAGTCTTTAGACTCTACAACTTTTTTTTGTTTTGGTTGTTCTACAACCATTTCTTGTTTTTTTGCCATAATATAATATAATATAAGTTAATAAAAAAAAAGAAAAGGAGAGGAGTTAACCTCCCCTTTTCAATAATAAATGTTACGATTATTGTTTCAATAACATAAAGTTGTTAGCTGCTTGTACAACTAAACATCTTTCAGATAAGTAGTTAACTTGCATTTCGTCAATGTCAGAAGTAATATTACCACCAACAGATCCAGTTACCCAAGTTTTTAACTTTCTGTTTTCGTTTGCTGAAGCTCTGTATCTAACGTGTAAGAATGGACGTTTCATATTTCTACCCATTCCTTGGTCATAAACAGTAGATACACCAGCAGGCATAATAGCACCAGCTATACGCGTGTTACCAGCACCTTCAGTAAAGCTACCGTAAGCCATAGTGTCGTTTAGATATTTCCAGTCAGTTTTGTAGAAGTCATAAGAACCTCTTCTGAAACCAGAAAAACCTAAATTTAACGCCATATCAGCTGAGTTATTAAACATACCAAAACCAGCCGCCGCAGCGTAACCAGCACCAATGCCCCCAAGAGTATCATCTAAGTTAACACTAGTTGATCTGTTTAAGTACATCATGTTTTCTTCAATAGCTCCTTGACCATCAAACTTAACTAAGATGTTGTCAATAGTACCCATATCATCTTCAAATACACCAGTAAAAGTATCAGTACAAACGTGACCTCTATCTGTGATAGCTTGGAATAAACCTTCAGTACCAGCTTCAGCACCTGTACCAGAACCACCAGTTCCTAAGAAATCATCTAACTGAGTACCTGTAGCTCTTTCAGCTTCAAGCATTGACATTTCTAAGTAGTCGTTAAAACGAGCTCTAGTGTCACCTTCAGCTTTTAAGTACCATAAGTAACCTGATTGTCCTTCTTCACCCGAAACTTCAACCCAACCAATTTGAGCAGCATCAGATCCGTTGATCGCATACTTGTCTCTTAAAATAATTGGCTTGTTGCTAAGAGAAACGAAAGATGGAGTTAAAGACTCTCTATTAGATAAACCAACTCCTTTTTTAAACTCAGTACCATAAACTAATACTCTAAATACAGTGTTAGTACCAAAAGTAACAGCACTACCACCAGAAGCATCCATTGTTGCTTGAGTGTAAGGTATTATAGTACGCTTTGTAGTTGTTGGCTCTGCTGTAACGATACCCTTAAGTGTTTTACCTGTACCTGTACCAGCAAGTGCATATAAAACTACAGTATCGTTAATTCTTAGCAAGTTTGCGTCTGCTGCAGACGATAATGTTATATTATCATTTGCAATATCAGCAGATGCTGCTGTTTCTAATGAAATGTGTAGTCTACCTTGTTCTGACCAGACTACTTGATCAGAAGCCATTGCTTCTTCAGCGCCGACTTTAGCTAAAAGACCTGATAACGTTCTGTTACCATATCTTTCTACCTCAGCTTCATAAAGCTCAGGTAAGTATTGTTGTGCCCAACCAGTACTAAAATCTAAATAGTTATTAGCTACTGTTTGTTGAACTGGAGCTGGAACTGGGCTAATATTCCCACCAGCTACCGGAGTTACTGCTGCCATAATTTCTAATTTTTTTAATTAATAATTTACTTTTTTAGTTTTACTTTAAATCCTGTAGAGTTCTCACCAACAACGTTATATTTAAAACCAGTTTTTTCGCTAGTAAAAGATTGTCTAGGACTCATGTCAACATTTTTTGATTTGTTAACACTATCTTTTATTGCGTCAGCTCTGCCTTGTTCATAAAAGTGTTGAGCGATAGCATCTGAATTCATAGCAGTAAAAAGAGATTTATGATAACCCTTAACATCTGACATTTCATTTTTTTCGTTCAAGAACTTCTTGATAAAATTATTAATATCGCTTTGGGTTTTTTTAGTATTCTCAACATCTTTAACATTATATCTATAAGTTTTTTCTCCAACTTTATATTCAAATCCTTTGAAGTCGTTGTTAAACAAACCGTTAGTTTGCTTGTCAAAAATGTTTTTTTGCTGCTCCTGAATTTTTTTGTTTTCTTCAGAATTTTTATTGTATTCACTATAAAAATTAATAGCTTCCTGTTGGTCGGAAGTCAACTTGCTCCCAGCTTTAATCTCTTCGTAATACGAGGACTTTAGCCCGTCCATGTGGCTTCTAGCGTCGGCAACTTGCTCTTTAAACGCTAATTTTTTTCTTTTTATTTCTCTATCAGTAGCTTCTTCTTCATCATAAGAAAATCTATCATCAATAAGAAAATCTATTTCTTCGTTATTTAAGTGGGTTTTTGTTTGCTTATAGTATTCTTTTAATACTAATCTATCATCTAACTTACTATAATCTTGATTAAGTTTTACATAATCTTGCAAATCACCACCTGTTTTATCCATAAAGTCTATTAACTTTTGAATATTTTCAGGTAAAGGCTTACCAGTTTCTTTAGCTTCTTGAACAGCTTCTTTAACCTCTTCTTCTACAGCTTCGATTTTTTCTTCTGTAATTTCTTCAGGTTTTACTTCTTCTAAAACTTTTTCTTCAGCTACTGGTTCTTCTTTCACTTTTTCTACAACTTCTTCTACAACTTTTTCTTCTACTGTTGGCTTTTCATTTTTAGGCTCTTCAGTTTTAGTTTCTTCTACAGTTGTTTCTTCTGTTGTTTGTGCTTTTTTTGATAAATCTAGTTTTATAGGACCATCATCCTTAACTAGTTTTGGCATTTTTACTTTAAGTTTGCCTTCTTCTTTAGGTTGTGTAGTTTGTTCAACTACTTCTTTGTTTTCTTCCATAATAAAATATAATAATTAATAATTTTTTTAACTTGGTTCAAATCTAGACAAGTCAAAAGTTCCGCTTAAATTGTCATTTCCAGATGATTCAAAATCTACTGGCTGACCACCACCAGTTCTTTGTTCTATAAGCTGGCTTTGTTGAGAAGCCTGCATTTTAGTTCTATTGTCTTTTCTATCCTCTCTCATAGATTCTCTATTAGAAAGTCCTTCAGATTCTTTAGCTTTTAACTGCATATTGTAATGAAACTCTAATTGCATTAATTGCTTTTTAAAATCTACTTCACTAGCCATCTCTTGTTTCTTTAATTCTGATTTTTGCATTTCAAGTTGCATTTCAGTTTGAGCAAGTTGTTGTTGTTTTTGTATTTCCGCTTGTGCTGCTGCTTGAGAAGACTGAGCGTTTACTTGAGCTTGCTGTTGCATATTTTGTTGTGCTATCTGCTGGTCAAGTTCTTGTTTTTTCTTTCTACGTAGCTTTAATAATTGATTTGCAAGTTTTAAATTTCTAACCTCTCTAATATCTATAGCGTCTTCTAAATTAATACTTTGTTGTTGCAATGCCATTTGAATATTATTTTCAAGCATTGCTTTTTCTTCTTCATCAGGTTGCAACTCTATAAATATACCAAAGTCGTGTATGTGTAAATCTTTTAGTTCTTTTAAAACACCAACGTTAAAAGCACCTATTTTTTGCACAAAAGCATCTTTTGTTGGTGAATACTCAATAACATCAGATATTCTAAGGGACAAAGCCTCTGCTGTTTCAGCTGTTAAAAACAAACTAGCATCTAATATATGTCTTGTGGCTACATTTGAATTAGCAGCTGCTATTTTTTGTATACCAACTAAAGCATTTTTATCTGGCATACTACCATCTCTTGCTTCGTTAAGCCCGGTAGTATCTCTTATCATTTGTAAATAATAGTTGTAAGTTTGTATTAAACTTTGCATCTTTGCACCACCATTACCGCTTGCTATTTCTTGTATAGGAACTCTACCTGGGTTCATGTCACCATCAGCAGTCATTGACCTACCAATAACACTACCTGTTTGGAAGAACATGTTTAAAGCTTCTTGTGGATTATAATTTGTACCATTACCTAAATCTATTTCAGCAAGACCGTCAGCATCTAAATATATACCATCAGGTATCATACGTGACATCACTTGTTGTAGCTTTAAATGTGTAAGTTGTATCATATCAGCAAAACCAGTTGTTCTGCTTACTAAACTTTCTATTTTACCTTTATACATTCTAGGTGCTACAATAGAATAATTCATTTTGCACTTTGTATAATCACTTTTTGGACGCATCATATTTTTAGCTAATCCCCAACTAAGTAGTTTATTAGTACCTAAAACCATAGCCCCTTCGTATAAAACCTCTACAGCTTTTTCTAGCTTTGTAAAATCTCCTTGCAGTTCTTTAGGTGGATCAAACTTGTCGCTTTTTAATATAGCTTTAACACCACCAGAACTTGTTTTTTTCATTTTATAAACTTCGTTGTTAAAAGTTTTATAATTAAAGTATAAAACTTGAACTTTACCACTGTTTTGACCGCCTTTGTGAGTATAAGTTTGGTTAAAGTTTAATTCATGTTCTGGTTTAGATTCTTGAATATCTTTTAGCTCTTCAATTGTTAAATCAGGAAACTCTTTAACAAGCTCATTTACAGTTATAGTTTTAATTTCACCTACATAATAAATATCTTCAAAATAAGGAGACTCTGTATATGAATATACTAATTTTGCAGGATCAACATAATCTATAGTTACACCTCTTGATTTGCTATAACTAGTTTTAACAGCACCTATGCCTAAAACAGTTAAATCATAAATAAACCTGCTTCTTATTAAATCATACTTATTACCATCCATTAAACAGTTAATAGCTTCTTCTTCAGCTATTTCAATACCCTGTTTATAATCTAACTGCATGTGTAGTGATAACTCTTCTTCGTTTCCTGGTAGCTCTTCAGTTTCCATTTGACTTGATCTAACATCAATACCTGCTCCAGCCGCCATTTGTGTAAAAGGTATACTATTCATGTCCTTTAGTATATCCTCCATATATTTAGTTCTTTTTTCAACACCAAACTTATCTTGAGAATAAGCTTTTATATCATAAACTCTTTGAGACATACCGTTAACAACAATATCTACAAATTTAGGTATAATGGGTACTGGCTTCCAGTCTAAATTAAGATAGGACAAATCACCGTTTATAGATAACTCATCCTTATATTTTTGTATAGATTGTTCGCCTCTAGCGTACGATCTTAATTTATGAAAACGATCTTTTGTTTGGTAATATTTATTATTAACACCACCAGTTTGAAACCACTCGTTTTCGATAGCTTTACCAATTCTCAAACCATATTCAGCTGAATTTTTATATTCGTCGCTTACGGTTTGTTTAGGAAAGTAATCTCTTGAAACAGAATCTGCCATATTAGTTTTCTATTATTTTAGAAGTTAAGCCATCATTTTTATATCTAGCTATACTTATATTTAATTTTTGTCTTTGTATTGTTGCATTTGGTTTGTATAAATGTTTGTTACAAGCCATTATTGCTAAACCGCTACTTATAGCGGCATCAAACTTTGTTCTTTTGTTTATATCAAATCTTGCCCAGTCATTTAACGTTTCGTTAAAGTACATGTTACCAATAGTACCGTCTGGTTTTAAACCTACATTGTTTTGTATGTACATTTCAATAGCTGCTGCGTGAGCTTGTTTTACATCTTCACTTGAGTTTGGTATTCCACCTACTTCCTTTTCTGCTACAGATAATTTATTCCAAACTTTATCAGGACGATTCATACTAAAACCTCTATATCCTCTTCTTCTTAAATAGTATAATAACCTTGGTTTATTATTCTCTGCAAGTAGTGGCATACCATAAAATACTAGTGCCATTAAAACATCTTCAAAAAATATTTCAGCAGTTTGTGGTCTAGCAACATACTCTAAAAAAAATTGACTAGACGGCGCTTCTTCCATGCTAAACTTAGTTAATCCGTGCAGTGCTCCTTTAGATCCTTTACCATCAACTGTTCCTGATATATCATAACTATCACAACCAAAAGCACCCATGTGTTCATTGCCAGGATGTTTTATACCGTTTTTTATTATAACTTTATTTTGTATATGTGTTGGCGGTACCCAACTAACTTTAAATCTACCTTTTGGATCTGGATAAAATATAACATTTGTATCTTTTACACCATTTACCCATTGAAAATTACCCGTTGAAATACCTAATGATCTATACATTTCCTCGTTGTAATCTATTTGTTCGTATATTTTAACTAAGTTAAATATACTGTTTTGTGCCTCGTCTCTAAATGCATGTTCTGTAGTTCTTGGAAACTGCCTGTAAAATTCATTTAAAGCATCACCATCACCTTTTAATCCGTCAGCTTCATTTTGCCAATGCTCTATAATACCAACATCTATTAGTTCCCCGTCGGGTCCGACAACATCTGTATCAGGATTATTGAAAACTGGAAGTCCATATTCGTCAATAAAGCCTTCGTAGTTCCATTCCATTGGGATAAACAAAGAATAGAGACCAGATTTTGTTTGACCATTTCTATTTCTTTTAGTGACATCTGATGCATTATATAACTTTTTAAAATTATCTCCACCTTTGTCAAGGGCGTTAGAGGTTGAGCCCATCATACATTTACCTACTATTCTACTACCTAATCGCAAACACGTTTTTGTTACTCGCCAATTGTTTAATATATTATCAGGTCTTTCCCATTTACCGCTTTCATCGTGTACTAGCAGATTAAGTTTTTCTCCGTCATAACTGTTATCACCTGTATTTTTCCAATCAATAGTAGTATCAAGTCCAACCAAGTCTTCCTGCTTTTCGTTTGTAGTAATTTTTTTACGCGTAAACTTACTTGCAGGAACCCTATAAGCAAGTTCAGACTTAGGACGGTCCATACCGTCTTGGATAGGTTTGAAAAAGAACGGGTAGTTAACCGATATTGGAACAACTTTGTCCGTAAACATTTTTTTAGCATCTGCACCACTTTTAGATAATATACCAAACCTACTGTCACTTGCTAATGTAGCTTGGTTTACTGTTTCGGCAGAACTCATAAAAGAAAATCCAGAACGTCGATTCTTCAAATAACACATTCCATAACATCTTTTGTCTGCCTTGCAGGCTTCCCAGAATATAAAAAACAATCTATTTGCTTCTCTAAAATCTGGTGCTCCAACATCTATTTTGCTCCATTGCAAATACATGTAGTGTGTGCCCACTATGTATGTTGGTTTATTATTGTTTATAAACCAAAAACCTTCATCTCTACGCTTAAACTCTTCGTCTATATAATCATACCATTGTTCTTTTTGTTCTTCTGGATATGATCTCCAATCAAATATATTTTTTAACTTAGACAGTTGTTTAGGTTGTTCAAATTTTACCCACTTATTTAACTCATGTTTATACACTTGCCTTGGCACTTTTGGCAACGCAATTCGCAGATTTTGGATTTCAAGTATTTCACCAATTGTACCATTTTTTGATATAACGATAATATCATGCTCTTTATTATATCCATATTCCCATTTTTTAGTTTTATTAAGCCTTGTTAGTGTAGTTTTTTTAACAGGTTCAATTACGCTATATAAGTTTTGTTCGTAATTCATTTTGACCTGCCTTCTGCGAATCCTTTAAAAACGCGTTCCTTTTTTTCTTCAGGTGTTTTTCCTTCCAAAATATTTTCTTCTTCTTGTATACGGTTAAGTATTTCAAACGCATCAAATATTGCTAGTTTTTTAGTAGCTGCGGCATTTTTTAATCTATCAGCACTAACGTCATCTTCTGTGTTTGTAATAATTTTTTCTTTAGCAACATTAATCAGTTCTTCAACAGCTCTGTGCCCAGCTTGGATTATAAGCTTCTTCGTTTCCTTGATATTCATATTTAATTGTAATAAATTTAGATAAAACCCTATACATTCTTATGCCGTTTATAACAAACTCATATTCTGAGTCTGGCTTAAACCCTACTAAAGAGTCTTTTTCTACTGTTCCATCGGTATATCTAACTATACCTTTTAAAGGCTCTTCTTTTTGATTGTTAAAAATGTTAGTGTTTTTTATAGGTTGAATAAAACAATAACCGTTTAAACAATTCCATTCGCCATTTCTTTTATAGGCATAAACCTGATCATGCTCTATTAAAAACTCGTTTTCATTAAGAAAACTTCTACCGTTTTTTTCTTCACCTCTTATATCGTAATACCTTCTAAAAACGTTATGGTGTACTATTATTTCGTCTCCTATTTTTATTGGTGTTGGTATTGCCAAAGGGGTTTGTTTAACAATGGCTTGTCTATTTGTATACTGATGATGGAATATTTCAGAGTTTAAAACTAATTCTGAATCACCAATTTTTTTAATATTATTATATCTTTCTCCTTTTGGAGAAACAATAATATCAAATAAACACCTCATTAGTATTCTAGATTATATTCTACTGCTACAGCCATGTTTTTATTAAAATCTTTCCAAGGTAAAACTTCTTGATTTTTTTTAATATATATAGAATATTTAGTATCTTCTTCTAAAATATTATATATAACGTGGCCGCCATACACCTCTTGTCCAACAGAATAATGCATAGCGTCGTTTTTGTAGTTTGAACCTATACTTATTTTACGAATTACCTTGCTCATCTTGTTTTTCAGTAATATCACCATTATGTACATTGATATTTACATCGCCATACTTTTCAAGTAATTCTTTGTTAAAATCCTGCATTTTATTATGCGCTTCAGAAACAAGTGTTATTAAAGCTTGTTTTCTCATTTCAGTATCAGCAACTTGCACTTTATAAGTATTAATTTGATTAATACAAGCTTGAATGTTTCCTAATTCTTCTTTTGTTATTTTTTTACCTAAGTCAACCTTAGGTGTTTTTCTTTTTGCCATTTTATTTAATTTAAGTTAATTTATTGTTATTTATCTAGTTATAATATTACACAAAATAGTGAATAGTTACACTAATCATCTATTACTGGAATATATCCTCCTTCTTCTATTTCTTCAACTTCCACACCAGTGCCATCACCAACCCAATCACTATGGTTTGTAAACGTGTAGCTAGAACAAGTATTTACATCGTTAAATACACGAACTCTATCATTTATTAAGTCTGTTGTAACAACTAATCTTTCAGTATCATCTATGTTTTTACGCATAAAATGTACGTTTTCTTTTTCTATTGTTTCAAACACTTCTTTGGTTAATATATAATAATTCATTTTATTTTTTACTAATTTATGTCTACAAGTGCAGAATCACCAGATATTGTAAAGTTGTCATTTGATACACTTGCGTTACCATTACCTTCCCATCGCCAATATCCAATTAAATTATCTTTAGCACTATGCATTTGCGCGTGCATTGCTGCTCCACTATTCCATAATTCAGTTACTTCACTAGAACTCAACTCTTTATTCCATATTGTAACATCGTTATATAAAGTTGCAGCACCACTCCCTACTTCACCACATTTTATTTGATCATTACTAGCACCATGAACACCATTACTACCAAGACTCCAAAGTCTATTATTAGTAGAGCTCATTGCTGGACTACCACTACCACTAGTTGTGTCTATTGCTGATGCACCACAACTATTTGCGTTCCAATATAATGTCATTGCATCAGGACTGTCTGTTGTTGATTTAGTTATAGTAATCATTGTAAAATCATTGCTATTGACATAACCTCTATTAGTAGCCGACCAATAAGTAGAAGCGCCACCTACACCTGAACCAGTATGTAAACCAGCAGCAACTCTCGCTGTATTATAGTTAATAGGCGAAGTTTGAGGAGAGTGAAACAACCAACCAGCGTTTTTATACCAAGCATTGCTACTAGTAGTTTTATTACCATATCTACACTCTATTCTATTATTTGCCTCGTTGTAAAGTATTTTAACCATATCTGACAATTGATATGTTGCATTTTCCTTTTGTCCAATAATAAAATGTATATTAGTATTTAAACTAGAAGTCCAACCTGCTTTGATCCAAAGTGATATTGTCCAAGCACTTGATGATGTAAAATTAAACGTATCGTCAGTGTCGGTAAATGTAATAGCATTAGAGCTACCGGTAGTTGTTGATTTAGAAACAGCTTTTGAATCTTTAAAACCTTCGTCATTATCATAGCTATAAAAATCGCTAAATTTAAACTCTTGTCCAGCTTGATATTCTCCGTTTGCGTTCCAACTATTACTACTAGGCCTATTAGTTGAATTTAAATTTAAATTATTATTAGCAAGAAGTTCTGACATAACGGTTTCGGTATTATATCCTACAGCAGGTGTTGCTGTATAATTACTGTTTTCAAGTTCAGTTTTTAAACCGTGCAAAGTTATTTCATTACCACTACTTGGAACCGCCATTTATTATCTGTTTTAATTCGTCAATTTGTTTTTGTTGTTCTTGTATTGCTTTTGTTAAGACAGCAACCATTTTACTGTATTCAACCCCTAATTTTGTTTCTCCTTCTTTACCATTAAGCATTTCTGATTCGTTAACTAGCTCTGGTATTACTTCTTGCACGTCTTGAGCGATAAAACCTATGTTGTCACTACCTTTTTCTTCATTTTTCCAGTCATACATAACTGGTTTTAGTTTTAAAATTTCATTTAAACCATACTGATCCAAAGGTCTTATGTTTTTCTTAAGTTTTATGTCTGAGTTTATAGTACCAGAATTTCCAATAATATCACCGTCACAGTGTAAAACCCCAGCGCTAGTGAATCTAAATTCTTCAGTACCGCTATTACCAGTAGTAGCACTCCAAAAACTTGTGTAACCAGACTGGCTAAAATCTAAATGCATCGCTGTTGCGGCTCTACCAATTTTAAAGTCCGCGGCATAACATGCATTGGTGTTTATTGAAAGTCCATCTGATTGATCTAAAGCTAAAGTAGTACCGTCTAATTTAATTCTAACTGTGTCTGAATCAAGAGCTATTCCAACACCAGGATTAACTTTTAATGCAACAACATTATCTCCAGTTCCGCCGTTACTTACTAAACCTTCGCCAGCTAAAGCGTCTACAACATCTCCAACTAACATTTTGTGAGTAGTATCACTATCTTCTGAATCTGTAATAGCTATATAACTATCGTGATTAAATAGATTAGTAGCTAGGTCGTTAGCAAGACCTGCGATATTTAAATTAAAATCTAAATCATATGGGTCATTACTAGCACCAGAATCAGTATCAGTAAAGTTTATATTAATACCATTACCACTACCTTCTTTAAACTTAAGATATTTTCCTTCTGTTATTGTTACATTATCACCATCACCATCTTGAACAATAAAACCACTACCCATTGTGTTAGTGTTAGTTGTAAATGTAAGGTTGTTTTGCATAAAGGTTTGCAACCTAGTTATTGTAGATTTTCTGTTAGTACCATTAGCACCATCATCTACAGCAAATATATCTGTGCCTTCTAAAGCAGCACCTATATCAGTAAGACCATCAATATCTAAGCTACCACCAGCATTAGTATCTACATAGTCTTTTACTGCAGCTGATGTAGGTATTGTAGTATCATTATCATTGTTGCCAATACCTTCTGATTCAGTTACAATAGCACTTGCTTTAAAATTATCTACTTCTATATTAGAAAGAGTGTTATTATCCGCGTCAATTGTTTTATTAGTAAGTGTAAGTGTACCTGCAGTAACAAACGTGTGTATTTGATCACCAGTCGCTAAAGTAAGAGCACCGTCTGAAACAGCATCTGTATTTAATGTTACAGCATTACCTAAACCAGAAATATCTTGATAACCTATTGTTTCCCAAGTAGGACTAGCTGCCGCATTTGCAGCACCTCTTGATCTTAAAAATTTATTTGACGATTGCGCATTACCACTTAGTTTTTCATAACCGCTTTCACCTCCAATAACTATATCTCCATAACTAAGACCACTTAAACTTGCTGCAGAACCTGTAGTGTTTTGGTTTAATGTAGGCATCCAAGTAACACCATCTACATAAGATTTAGATGCAGCATCTGTTGAACCTGATACCGTGTCAATACCTGTTATTCTTCCAGTACCACCTATTGTTATATCACCACCATTAACGGTTAAATCGCCTGTAATTGTGGTATTTTGACTAAACGTTGTTGTGTTTTCTGTCATTTTTTGAACCTCAGTACCACCAACGTAAGTTCTTAAATCATTATCAGCATGGTGATATATATACGTATCACCACCACCACTAACTAAACCTGAGTCAAAATAAAGTTTTTTTGTGGATTTTAAATCTACATCACCGTTAAACGACGCCTTACCAGCATCAGACATATCTAAGGTTAGTGCTGTAAAAGCAGTTCCACCATCATTTCCTCTAAAATAAATATCTTTATCTTGAACGCCAACAGTACTAATTGCAAGATGGGTGGAAAAATTACTAAGTCTACCATATTCAGTACCATCATCTCTTAAAACTATATCTCCACCACCAGCATCTAATCTAATATCGTCTGGAGCATCAATAGTAAAATCACCAGCTCCACTTTCTGTAAGCGTAACCTCATTACTACCATCACCGGATATAGATAAAGGTCCAGCTGTTAAAGTTACACCTGCTTTAAAAGTTCCAAGACCAGATGAATTAAGTCTAAATAAAGCATTACCAGTAGTAGCAGTATCTTCAGAGTGACTTGCTGTGCTTTGGTATGATATAACATATTCATCAAAACTAGCACTATAAGGAACTCCAGCGTAAAACTCTTTATCAGCATTAGTATTATGCA